ACTTGTCCATAAATTATCGTCCTCCTATCGTGACATATTGAGATATAACGTGAGTGTGGTACTACCACTAATCGACCCTGATATCGTCAGCGATCCCTCGTTTGTTGTGACCGTCCAATCGCTCGTTTGAGCTGACGGAGTACCGAGAACGGAATTCACAACGACGTGTGACTCGTGGATCTCTTCGTTTGTAATCGTCACCGGCAGACTCGAGATCGTACCAGCCTCGACGACAAGCGTTCCGAGGTTGTCGATAGTTCTGTCAACCAGCGTTGCTACCTGTGAAAACGTGACGGTCGATCCGCTCAGATTGATCTGATATAACGGCATATCGACCACCGACGCACCCGAATCAATGACGCCCGTATTGTAAGACGGCGCGACAGGTGTGTTCGGGCTTGATACCTCTGTCCCCTTGAGGACGAGGAGCGAAACGGAGTCGATCTGTGAGCTGTTGTCATGTTCGAACCGCATCACAACGAGATCGATTCTGCTATAACCATTCGCACACGTATCGATCGGGAGTGTCTCCTGTGTTACTTGTATCTGATGCCCTTGCATTGAAACGAGCCCGTCCATGATCTGAAATTCATTGATAGACGGCATGGATCCCTCGAGCTGGTTCCCGTCCGCAAGAATGACGCTGTCAGATCCGAACGCTGAGCGATAAACGGCAGCGTCCATAGCTGGCGTGATGTGCCTCGTCCCGGTGTACCCGGTGATTATTGTTGCACCCATTTAATAACCTCCTACATTAAAACTCTTGTCTTATACTCGTAGTTTTCGACCTGATAGTCGCCATAGTTTGTACAACGCCATATAATCGACGTTATTTCGGCGGAAACTGTCTCGCCTGTTAATATGTCTTTGGCTCCGATTATGTCGGAGAGTCTTATATCCAAGTCGGAAATTGTTACCTCGATCTGTTCGTGATTGTGTATCAGCTCGAGAAAATGCTTTCTCCCGTCTGCCTCGAGGTTTTCGCTGCTCGAGAACTCGTAAACGCTCACGGGATATGCCCCTGTGATTGGAGTTGTCGAAACGTTCCACTCGGAGTCGGCGTATAATTTAACGACTTCTCTGTCTCTGAGATCTCCTGATCCGAGACAAATCAACTCTTTCGGAGTGTTCCCGTCCCTTGTGATAGTGAGCTGGATTTTATCGTTGTAGTCCTGAGACACTTCAACGGTGTTTTGTAAATCTCGGGCCTCTACGACATCAAGCCATGCCGTTCCCGACTCTCCAGCTGATTCAAAACGGAACGCCATCCTTAAATTAGATTGCGCTGCCGTGAGCAGATTAGTCGCACCGTTGAACGTCGTAACGTATCGGGCGAACTGATACGATCCGCCCGTATACGGCGTATCAGAGACGCTAATAAAATCCCCCATCGGCAGCAATCGGAGCGAGTCTGCAAGATTCCCCGACACGACCAAATAATCCTGACCCGCTGGCGGTTCGATAATCCATTGATCGAGGCAGCCCCTCCAAGTACGGCCCGTATATTTGATAGTGTTGTCTGCTATGCTGATTTCTGATCCTGAGATAAGCCCTCCGTACTCTGTGCCCTCGACATAGACAATCGTGCTGATTTCGTTCTCGGCCCACAATAAACCCTCCTTATCTGTAGGGAGGGCCATCGTGAGTTCAAAGTTATTTGTTACATAGTCGAGGTCGGTTGAGACGTCAAACGTTGCCTCGAAATTCGTCAAGAATCCGCTTGTTGTACCGTTGCCGTCTGTCCTTACGTAAATTAAGTCCATGTTGGCTCCGACCTCCTCTCAATCGTCGTGAAGTCGAAACGGATCTGTCCGAATGTGAGATCCGTATGAGTTCCGAGTGTTAAGAACGGCGTGTGTTCTTTATCTCTGTAAACAAATGCGTCCGTTGCCTGTCCGCTCGAGCTGAGGATCTCGATAGTCTTAACGGATCCGTTCGACACGATGCGGAGCCTCTGCTGTGCTGACAGTTCGACGTTAACTTGTACGGGTTGGTTGTTGAGATATATAACAGGATTCGTCTGAGGCCCGTAAACTATGATCTCGTAACCGTTGCCCGTGCCCGGCAGATTGATAACGTCAGCGTGTGACTCCGGCTGGGAATAGCCGTAATTATAACCACGTCCGAGGAGTCCGTCCGTGTATGTGTAATCACGCCCGAGATCCTCGCCTCCGAGTCCTCCGCCCGGAACGCCGTTGTATGAGCGTGTGTTTGTGCGGATCCACGTCGAGTTGACGGAACGGACACGGAATTTTGCTTGCCTGTCGAGCGATAACCCGTACTCATAAGTTGCCTCGACGATGTAGCACGGGAGCCTCCAGCCTCTCAACTCGAGATAGCCCGGTTCGTTTGCGATTACGTCCGCCGAGAAAATGTCGCAGAGTGCGTCGTGATGCGGGAGATAGTCCCCCGCAATCCCGATAACCAGCTCATACTCTGTTTTATTGCGATAAAACGTGTTGATCACGCCAAACTGTTCGTTGAATCCCCATAACCAATCCTTTAAATCAGACGGCTCTGAGTAATACGGATATTCATTTAAAGTGAGACGGAGCACGTTGTTTCTGTCATAGTAACGGATTGTATCTTTCATGCCTTATCACCTCACTAAGCTGTTAACGTAACGACCCGCCCATATGCCGTCGACCTTAAAGTTCTTTTCCTTTTGGAGTTCCTCATAGATCGCCAACAGGATCCTCGTCTGCTGCTGCATAATGGCGTTGCCCGGTGCGTTACCGAAATCGACCATCTCTTGCAGTTTGCTAATCGGAAGAACCGCCTCCGGGCCAGCTTCACCGACTCCGGCGATTCTGTTACCGTTCGACAAGAGCGTCGGCCTTGTAAAGATTCCGCCCTGTGCGTACCAATCAACGTTTATGCTCGGAGCCGAGCCTTTTCCTCCAATGCCAAACGGAGCCTTGCCCCCGTGAACTTTGATATGCGGAACTTTTAGGTTCGTGAAAATCTTTCCGACCTTGAGCGGGAACAGATTCTTTAACTTATCAATCCAGCCCTTAACGGTGTTGTATGCGTTTGATATTGGCGAAACGATTGCAGTTTTGATCCCGTTCCATATTGAGATCGCCGTCGACTTTATGGACGAGAACACACTTGTTATTGTGCTCTTTAATGTGTTTATAGTGTTGACAACGGACGTTTTTATCGAGTTCCATGTCGCTATCAGATTCGCCTTGATCTCGGCAGCCTTTGCCTTTATCGTGTCCCAATTCTTATAAAGCAGAACACCGATAGCGATCAATGCTGCGATAACTGCGAGAACGATTCCGACAGGCCCGGCAAGAGCACCAATGCCGACGCCGAGCATATTTGCGAGATTCATTATCGAACTCATAGCAAACGCCAACTTTCCGAGGATCATCAACACAGGCGCAATCGCTGCGACGATGCCCGCAATTACGCCGATAACCGTCAGAACCTCAGGAGACAGCGTCGAGAGCCATTGTGCTAGTTTGCCGACCCAATCGACCACTTTCTCGAGAGCCGGAGCGAGATACGCTGCCAACTGCGACCCGACCGTCGAGATCGCAACGGTTCCAATCGCTTTCATAGTGTCGAGTTCGTCGTTGAACTGATTCGCCTTGTCGAGAGTCTCCTGATCTACAAAATCGAGGCCGTATTTCTGCAACGTATCAGAGAGATTCTTGTACGTTTCGCCCTGATCCTCAATGAGAGGATTGAGATTCGCTGCGCTCTTGCCCATTAACTGTTGAGCAATTGCGTCTCGTTCCGTCTCGTTTGTCATTGTGCCGAGTGCTGCAATCGTGTCTTGCCATACTGCGTCACTATCACGGAGCGACCCGTCCGCATTCGTCACGGAGACGCCCAGCTTTTCAAACGCCTCTGCCTGTGCTTTCGACCCGTTGTTTGCCGAGTACATGGATTTTTCCAACTTAACGTGCGATTTCGCTATGTCCTCGACCGATACGTCTACGAGGTCGGCAGCGACGGCGTACTTCTGTAAATCCGTCGTGTTGATGCTGTAAACCTTTGAGAGCGTGTTCAAATCGTCCGCATTCTGCCCTGCCTTATAGGAAATTGTCGCAAGTGATGCAACAACGGCAGCAGCTGCCATTGAGATGCCTTGCATCTGACGCCCCGCATTCTCGAGTGCGGAACCCCATTGTTTGAACTGCTCCGACGCAGCCTTTAACTTGACGTTGCCGATTGCATTGAGCTGGCCCTTAAACGTCTTGAGTTTGCTCTCGGTCGTTATTATTTCTCTTTGAAGTCTCTGATAATCCGCAGAGTTTTTGTCGACCCCGGACGCATCCATTTGTGCCTGAGCAGCTTTGAGGCTGTCGAGATTGTTCTTTGTCTCTGTGATTTTCGCCTTTAACAGTTCCTGCTTCTGACGCCACAGGTCAACACTTGTTGGATTGAACTTTAATGCCTTGTTGACGTCCTTTAGGTTTTTATCAATCTCTTTTGTCGAGTTGTTGACTTTGCGGATCGCTTGCTCAAGTGACGAGGTTTCGCCCTTAAATTCTATTGTTATGCCTTTAATGTTCCCGGCCATATTTTCACCTTATCCGAAATAAGCATTGATATCGTTTTGAGTCGCTCGACGCTTTTGTGCCCGTTTCTCCACTTTCTTTGCCATCTTCTCGGCCTCTTTCTGTCGTTCGTTATAGGCGATGCAGAAGTCAACCACTTGACCGAGCTGCATACGGCGGATATCGGACATTGTCAATCCTCTCTCCATTCCGGCAAGGATTATGTCGTCGAGTGTGATTTGGTTGTTTTCTTCTTTTTCGGCTGAGGTTTTTTCTTTAGGCTTTCCGTTATCTCCCTCAGCCTCTCCAAGTTTTTTGACGAGCACATTCCCTTAAATGCGAGTTTGATCACCTCAGGAACGACGACGTCGACCGGGAACGTCTCAAACTCACGGATCCACGTTTTAGGATCTGCGATCGAATCGTCCGCCTCTTTCGCCATAGCCCATGTGATGTTGAGGATCTCGACAAATTCAAACCCGCTCAGATGGATAAACGCATTTACAAGTGCGTCCCCGTCCGTAACTGCGAGAATGTCCTCTATTCCGATGTTTTCCGTTTTGCCTGTTTCTGCGATGAGTCCCGATACGATATCGAGTGCCCCAGCAAACAACGGCATTAACGTCGGCACTATGTCGTGCTCGAACTGATCACGATACGTGATAGTCCAGCCCGCCCGGTTATTAACTCGGACTTCTTTTTCTCCGATCATGATTGTGCTTTCCATTTTTTCTCCTCCTCGATATAACAAAAAACGGGACGAACCGATTCAGATTCGCCCCGCCTTGGATTGCTCTGCTAGAGAGCCGGTGCTGCCGGTGATGTGAACAGATTTGCATAACCAGCGTCGCCCGGCTTATAAACAGCCATAGTTACGCCGGAGGCATTGTCGCCGGTGCAAGTAACCGCAAGAGTCTCCGTGGTAGGCTCTTTGCTCTCTTCGATTGTGTTGTACTCTCTTGTGATTGCTCCGAGAGAACAGTTATACAGAATAACTCTTCTTGCCTCTGCATCTCCCTCGACCTGAAATGCAATATAGACGTTCGGCTTTGTTGCGTTCTTTACGTTCGCAAGTCCGCCGTCTGCGAGTGTTACATATCCGAGGAACTGAGTTTTGAAATCGTCGTCGAACATAGCGACCTCGAGATCTCCCTCGATAGATCCGCCGGAGTAACCGCTCCAATATGCGATATTGTCAGCGTAAAAAGTGTTCTGCTCTGAATTTTCCTCAGGGCTGAAACTTACCGCTCCCGCCTGATGGTATGGAGTGCCGAGTGTAGCGGTTCCGCCAGCTGCGACGGTATATGTTCCGATGTGGAGCTGAGAGATACCAAATTCTACTTTGTTAGCCATTATTTAGCCCCTTTCATACTTGGTAATAAATCACGAAAACGCCTTGATCCTCGATGTAGACGTCCTCGGATTTTTCATATAAATAGCCAGCTGCGAGGAGTGCGTCCTCTATGCTGGCTTCGTTCTGTTCGTTTTTAGTTGTGTAGTAATACTCGATCTGATAAGTATTCTCTCGATGATAGTGCGTATTATCCGCTTCGAAAGTGTCCTGTCCGCTCCCTATGTACACGATGTACGGCGGAGATTGTTTTGTCTTAAAATGCGAATAGGCACACGGGAGATTTGTCGATTGCAAAACTTCATAAATGCTCATTTATTTAGCCCTCTCATGATCTTGTTCTGAAACTCTCGGTTCGCCCACGTCTCGACGGGCTTAATGTGTTTAATGCCGGACGTTCTGCCGTACGTGCCCTTTTTATTGCGGATCACATGACCGTTTTCGAGCAAGTGAGTACGCTGATAATTCGTCGCATTGTGAACGATCCAGCCCTTATCCTTGCGATCTGCGACCCATCCCTTAGCGTATGCCCCCGATCGTCTTGGAGAATTATTGCGGAGTTTATCAGCTGCCTCCTCGGCCGTGTCTCGTGCCGATTCGTTTAAAACTCTGTTCACGTTCTCGTCGACCTCGTCGAGGATCTGCTTCATTTGAACCGCAACGGATTTAGTCTTAGCCATTATGAACCCTTTTCTCGCATATAAGACGAATTGCGTCCCTCTGAGCGTCCCAATCGGTACGGATGACGTTATAATCCTCACCCTCCCAATTAATGACGAGCTGGCCCGCATAGTCCGCTCTGTTTGCGAGTTCGAACGTCACGGACGGATGCAGTCCCGCCTGAGCAGCGTTATAAAACTCTGCGTTAAATACGCCCCTCGGCTGAACAAATACCGTTGTCGTGATCTCAGGCACGAACTCGTTGCCGTACCCGTCGTATGTTGGCGTTCCGTACGCCTTAAGTGTCGCAACGCTGTCATACATTACGCCTCACCCCAATCTGTATACCCCGTACACGTTACGAGCTGGGCCTTTTGTTCGTCGTATGACGCCTTGAGCCTGTCCGCATCTTCCGGCAATCCAAAATGCACCTTGCAGTACGTAATGATTGCCCGTGTAACGAGTGCGTCGATTGTCTCCGGGAGCACCACACCCGCAACGCCGAGATCCAGCTGAGCCGATGCGATCAGATCCGTCAGTTCGTCGTCATATACGGTTGTTGTGATCCTGAGAGCTGTCTTAACTTTCTCCAACATATCGCACTACCTCACAACTATTTCTTTTTCTTTGCCGTCTTTGCTTCGGTCTTTTTCTCTTCTACTCTAACGGCGTTATTAAAGGCAATGAGC